ACCATCACTCCAGATGTGGCCAACGGCAATGTGCAATCAATCACACTGACAGGTTCAATCACATTCAACGCATTCAATTCACCAGCGGCAGGACAAAGCATGACACTGATCATAAAACAACCTTCATCAGGTGGTCCATACACACTATCATCCACAATGAAGTTTGCTGGTGGCACCAAGACTTTAAGTACAACAGCAGATGCATATGACATTATGACAGTATTTTACGATGGCACAAATTATTTTGCGTCACTATCAACTAATTTTAGTTAAGGAGAACCAATGCCACTAGGCGCATTTAGAATCAACACATTGGCAAAGACACAGGCAGTGGCGGCAGGACCATCAGGTCTTGAAGCAATAGAAATAAATCTTGTTAAAGCACCAGGTTCTAACAATATTTCAACACAACCTGCCAGTGCCACAGGTGAATTTACTCTTGCTTTTTGGTTCAAGTATGGAGCAGGATCTACTGGAGAGAATACGATTGTTCTTAACCTAAATGAAGGTACTTCAGGTGGTGTAGGAAATGCACTTATATTCTGTGAAATGTATCAAGGCAGATTCAGAATAGGTGTCAGAGATAGCACAAATACCTTTAGATGTGATATGTTGTGGGCAGATAGCAATAGCACAGGTACTGCAGAATCTACGTTTGGCAATGGACATTGGGATGGCAATTGGCATCATTACGCATTGGCAGTTAATTCATCAGATCCAGGAATAACATTTTATGCTGACGGAGTGGCAAGAACCAATTGGGCAGAATTGGCAGGTAGGATCACTGCTGGTAATAAATCAGAATTCAATGTATATGATAGTTTCAATCTTTTATCACAATGGAACGATGCACAAGGAGGAAATAATACATTTATTACACAACTATGGATGGATGATACTGAAATAGATCTAAGCACCAACATATCAAAATTCTATAGTAGTGGTGCAGTTGATATGGGCACGGACGGAACAGCATCAGGATTATCACAACCATTGATATTCCATACAGGCGGTTATTCAGATTTCTTTACAAAGGGTGGAGATACTTCATCTTTCAATTATACAGTTACAAAAGATACAACAAATGGTGATGCCATTGATGTTAGTGCAGACGATGGACCACAATTTTAGTAAATAAAGAAAAAGGAGAAAACCAATGCCCACATGGCCCAAAGACACCAAAGCATCGACCACAAACGTGGATGCAGGCACAGATCAGATTTCACAAGCAAGAGCAGACATCAAGCAGAACATAGACAATGTGAACACCATCATAGACACATTTGATCTTCAACCAGATTCAGCAGGACAACCTGCCAATGGTGATGTACTACAATACAATTCCACATCAGGCACTTGGCAACCTGTGGCCTCAACAGCAGTGGGTGGTGTGTCAGGCACGCTGTTGATTCCTTTTGGTGGTTATGTTGTTAGTGAATGGAGCGGCAGTGATGCAGGAGATTCAGCAGGTCAGGAAGAAAGAGAAAGAAAATTTAGAATGGTCACCATGGGTGGAAAATATTATGACACCAGTATCAAAGGCACACAGACATCATCAGATTTAAGTTTGGTATCTACAGAACAAACCATATTTGGCGATATCCTTGGAGCAACAGTCACAAGGGCAACACCCACATTAACCAAACCCACAGGATTCAGTGTAACAGGTGCAAATAATTTTTCTTTAAATGTCACTAATGGCATATTGACAGTAGGAGATCATGGAGCACAATCAGTAACCTCATTCACTATGAATGGCAATGTAGGCACTATTAACAATGATAATGGTCCAAAAGATTACAATGTACAATACGCATCAGGTTTCGACAACTATGTGACACTGCCAGCAGGCACATATGTGGTCAGTTTGAAAAGTCTCACAACCAGTTTGAATTCTTCATATGACACACAAACCGGTTTGGAATCCAATACAGATGTGATAGCACCCACTTCAAATGGAGCAGATTTCTGGATCTACAACAAGACTGATGATGTGGAGATCACACCATCCAACGGAAGCAACAGCACATTGGACATGGTGAATTGGGAAAAAGATGTGGTAGCAATATTCACTCTATCAGGCACCAAGGATATTCAATTCTTCCAGAGTGCTGATCAAACTGTTACTCACTTTGGCACAGATGCTAACACTCCTGTCAATCAAAGAGATTATTTAGGTTTTACATTTTTTACAACACCAAGTGGAGATTTTACAGCATCTGGGGGAAATTATTTCTTTGATGATGCATCAGCAGGCACTATCCCAGCAAAATTAGGATACTATGATGCTGTGGCAAACACATACATTAAGATAGACAAGATTAGCACATAAATATTCTTGTTATAACAACAAACAACAACCTTATAAGGAGAAACAACAATGAGTGCATCAAATTTTCTTGAAAACGAATTGCTTGATCACGTGCTGAACAATGCAACAGCGGCATTTGATCCAGAAGACACTCTTTATCTTGCACTGTTCACTTCACCAGATTCGGCAGGTGGCACACTACAAGATCTAGAAGAAGGCACATTAACCAACGAAGTATCAGGCAATGGATACACACGTCAAACCATTTCATTTGGAACATCAACAAATGGCACAGCACAAGGACCAACAGGTTCTGCTGTAACATTCACAGCATCAGGTGGTTCTTTTGGAGAGGTAACTCACATAGCAATCATGTCTGCATCAACAGCAGGCAATGTGTACTTTGCAGGTGCTTTGTCAACTGCTAAAACAGTGGATGACGGAGATTCATTACAATTCGCGGTTAATTCTATATCGATCACGATGTCATAAGCAACTGGAGTTAGACGATGGCAGATATTCGCTACGTCAACGAAAGTTATGTTGATGACAGTTATGTAGTAATCACATTTGACGCAGGTAGTGTTTCTATCACAAGCACTACCTCTGTGTCTTCCTCTGCGGAAAAAATTCAATCAGGATCCGCAACCATCAACACAGCAATTGCCAACAATCGTTCTTGGGACGAGATGGGCACATGGTACCAACCCATCCAGGAAACTTGGAATCAATTCATCATTGTGGATCCATTGGTGGTATCTGGAGCACCAGTATCTCCAATAGTAACCACAACCACAGTCACATCCACAGCAAACAAAATTTTAACAGTAGATGCTGTCACCATATCAGCAGATGCCACATTCACAGTCACAGCAGAAGCAAATAGAGAAGGTGAAACCATCACAGCATTCTCTACCACAGTGGTATCAGATGCTGATGTGATACGTGAAGGTACCAGCACAATCACAACCACAACTACCACACAGTCAGATGCTATCACAGGATTCAGTGAAACAGTTTCACTTAATATCACAACCACAGTCACAGCAGATGAAGAACTTATATCATTGCCTGGTTCAGATATCTCTGTAAGCACATCTGTCACAGCACAAGGTGGTAGAGTAAATCCTGCCACAGCAAATATTATTCAAACCATCACAACCACAGTGGCAACAGGTGAAACAGGATTCTTTGGAGACGCAAATATCACAGTCACAACTTCTGTAACAGATGTGAATACTGTAGATATATTTGGTGGTGCCGCGGCAATTGCCACTGCCAGCACTTTGATTGCTGAAGGAGAAAAAGTAATTTTACCAACAGCAAATATCAGTGCATTCACAGTTGTAGTATCCGTAGCGGCAGGTTTCGCCATAGATCCTTATAGAGTATACACAGTTCCTACAGAGAGTCGTATAAATATTCTACAGCAAGAAACAAGAACAAGATTAATACCAAGTGAAACAAGAACATTACACGTTACACCAGGTGCCAACACCAGAATTGTTGATCAATTTGGTATATTAGACAGGAGAGAAGGTTAATGGCAACACTTACAGGATTCAAACAAGACAGAGTAGGCATTTACATAGAAAAAGATCCATATGCGGTTCTTGATTATTCTTTAGATTTTACCAATTGGTTACCATCAGGAGATTCTGTCAGCACAGCAACCATAACAGCACAAACCATTTCAGGTGATGCTTCACCACTTGCAGTTAATACAACAGCAATCAATGGAGCAGTGGTCACAGCAACCATTTCAGCAGGCACAGTGGGCAACATATACAATATTGAATACAAAATTACAACAGCAAATGCACTACAAGATTCTAGAAACATTAGAATTAAAGTGTTGGAGAGACAAGCATAATGTCAAAAAAAATTGATGTAGATCAGATTTACAAGTTAGCGTGTATACAATGCTCTGACGAAGAGATTGCACAAGTGACAGGTTGTGCTGTGAGTGTGATCAAAAATAAATTTAAGAACATCGTAAAAAAAGGTAGAGAAACAGGTAAGAAAAGTCTGCGTAGAGCAATGTGGGACAAAGCACTCAACGGCGATACCAGAGCACAAATATTCTTATCCAAAAACGTGCTGGGATTCAAAGACAATCCAGAAGATCAGTCACACAAAAATCCTTTGCCTTGGAACGATGACAATGATTAGGAAAGGAACAGTTTGTGCCATTATCCAAAGCACAGCAAACAATTTGTGATTCAAAAGCAAGATTTAGAGTTGCTGTGACAGGTAGAAGATTTGGCAAAACTTATTGTGCTATGAGGGAATTAGCAAAACAGGCAAGTAAATTGAATCAAGAGGTGTTGTATGTGGCGCCTTCATATCGTATGGCCAAATCCATTGCTTGGAAAGGTTTGAAAGACAAACTGAAACAATTGAGATGGGTTGAACAAACCAATGAAGCAGAATTAACCATCAGATTAAAATCAGGATCAAAGATTTATCTTAAGGGGGGTGAGTCTAAAGATGCACTGCGTGGCAGTGGTTATGATCTGGTAGTGTTGGATGAATTTCAAGATTTAGATCCTGCATTATGGACAGAAGTTTTAAGACCAACACTGTCAGACAGACAAGGCAAAGCATTATTCATAGGCACACCAAGAGGTGTGGGATCATTCAGTCATGATATGTACACCATGGCACAGAACACAGAAGGTTGGGATTCATTCACTTTTACCACAGTGGATGGGCAACAAGTGCCCA